GCGCAATCTGAGTTCTTGTTGATGAGGCCGCAATCTGATATATAATGATTAGCTTCTTCAACCGTTAAGTCAGTAACTAATTGAGTACCAATATATGTCATTACCATCTTTCCAAAAACAACATCCTCAGCGAGATAAAACGCCTTGCCGCTATAAGGGTGCACCCACCACTCTGAGCGCTCAGGGCTATGTTTTTGAATGGTGTCCGACTCATCCCCGTTCAATGTATGGGACAATTCAGCAGCACCGTCTTGTAATGGAAGTTTACCTTGGCCGTTTTCTACAGCCTGGGGAGAATGTTCATCATATAAATCACGACAAAACTGACAATCGCATTGAGAATTTGCAGTTGTTTGCTTCTTGGTCGGAACATTTGAAGGAGCATCACAAAGCGTGGAGAGCGAACCCAGAACTGGTTGAAAAAGTACGTCAAGCTGCTCAAAACCCTGCCGTATCTTTTGCTTCATTAGGCATGAGTCCGACAACTGTTCGCAAGATTTGTCAGGAGCATGACATTCAGTGGAAACGGCGTGGGAAGAACGTGCGAGCTTACGAGCTAACTGAAAAGTCGGTGCGTGAAGCGTTACAGGGACGGACAACAAATCAAGCTGCTGCGTATTTAGGGTGTCATCCGATGACTCTATACAATAAGTTTTCTTATCTTCTTTCCAAGAGAACCAAGCCTGGTGCTTTAGACCCTTATATGCGGGAAATATACGATCTACGTTACAAGCAGATAGTGCCCATCGCAGAGATTGCTGGTCGATATGGCGTTTCTGAGACGTGTGTTGCAAGGAGTTTGCAGAGATGGAAGAAACTCCGTGTGCCGTCAAAACAGGGTGCCAAATGGGATTTCTCTGCGCCCCCACCACGTTGCCGTCCTGGTCCAAAACCTGGCTTTCGACGCAAGGAGCTAAATAAGGCGTAGTAAGATTTTTGACTTTGCGTGGCCCTAACAGGGTTGCCACCATATCGCCTATTTGAATAGCCTCTATAGGCTTAAATGAGCCGTCTGCCATTCTAATGCGAGTACCAACAGCTACGCATAAATTTTGCCCCTGGTACTTCTGGGCGTCGTCATCATTAGCCAATGGCCTAAATCGCAGCCGTGCGCCGTTTGGGAACGTAAACTGCTTTTTTTGCTCCTGCCAATGGGCTTTTAGTGGCAGGTAAATCTGCTTGGCGCGCTCTATAAGGTCATCCGCCTGTGGAAGCTCTTTGCGGAAAAATACGGCGTTAAAAGCTGGCCCTAGCAATTCCTGCTTAACCGCAAACTTGCCGAGTACGCCGTCAGTTTTTCCGCCGCCTCTTGCTCCGCCATACCCTATAAGCGGCAATGGGCAATGAATTAGCACCTCCTGGGGACCCGATTGCGGAGCCCATACAACTTCTTCTGGTTGTTCTACTTCAGGTTGCAGCTCTACCATTAAGCTTTGCGCCTAATTGCTACCAGGACGAGGATGACATTGCATTTAGGGTTGTTACAGTAAAAGCTACCAACCTCACAGCCAATAGCTTCATCAATCAACAACCAACCACAATCGCAGCGCTTTGGTGTCATACGTCTGGCCCACCCGTAAGAAACTTCCAATGGGTAAAGTTATCAACTGGCACGGGCTCATTACGTATCACCCAGACGCCTACCTTACCGTCAAAACTACCGACCTCTTGGCTACCATCACGGCCATACAGCAACACACGGTGCCCGCTTTTAGGCTGAATGTCCGTTACGTCTAGCCACTGCTGTTGACGACTAACCACCAGGCTATCAATGGCATGCCGTTCAAAACTACTTTTGTCATGCTTTACCATAGTGCTACCTCTACGAATCTAGATCAGCCCATTCTTTCTAACAAACCACCAGATTCTACGAATCTAGAGAACTACCCCATCCGCTCCAGCAAACCACCAAACTCATCCCAGGTCATGTTAGAAGCGCGTTTTAACGCTACCAGTTCTGATGGCCAGAAGGTATACCGATTCTTTTCTCTCACGTAATAATCAATGGACGGCATACCCAAGTACTGAGCAAAATCAGCACGGCTCATCCTACAGCGCGACCTGCAATAACGATACAGGGTAAATGGCGGCTTGTTAAGCTGGTGAAGGTACCCTAACTTCCAAACGTTGGTAGGGTCAAAGGTAGCAAAGGCATCCCTAGTACCTAGCTCAGCATACACCTCAGCCATAGTCCTAGGACCAGCCTTGCCGGTAATCTGAGATGCTTGGTACCGCTTCAGCGCCAGGTTAGCCGTTTCTTCATGCACCGGCTCCTTCCGGTAGGGCTTCGCTTCCTTCACTCTCACTCCGCTTCAAATACCGTTTCTCAAAGTCCTCAGCGGTCATAGGCTTGGCACTTACCACAGCCCTAACCTCGCCCACATGCTCAATGACCTGACTCTCCACCCAGCCAAGCTTGGTCTTAACCAGGTGCAGCAGCAGCGCCGTATTACCACCCAGCGCCTCCTCCACAGCCTTAGCCGCTAGCTTCTTACGCATCTCACTAGCGCCAGCATTGAACTCAGCACTGTAGTACTTATCAAACGTGTTATACGCCATGCCAAGGGCCAAAGCTACCTGACCCTTACTCATACCAAGGCCAGCCATGGTAACCGCCTGGCGGGCAAACTGAGGGCTTTTAACGTGACTCTTACTGGGCACCACTAATGGCACCTCTGGGATGCTAATGTCTACGTCATCCATAACACTGTTATACTAGGGGTAGGACTTCAACATAGAGGGAGATATAGGTACCATACAACACCCCCCCATTTTAGAATTACGTTTGAGAAAATCCTTTGTAGCCTACTAAAGCAGAGCGGGCCCCTACCCTATTCTCCTCTATTTACGCCTATTTACCTCTATTTCCGTACCCTACTACCCTACCCCCCCCCTACCCTACTACTACTAGTAGTGCTTAATGTATCCACTACTACTACTCCCCTCCCCTACCCTACTCTCCTCTACTCTACAGTAGTGCTTAATGTATACCCTGTACTGTAGATACACTGCTTCGCTCCACCCTACCACTCTACTACTCAAGCCCCACTACTCCCTACTAGTCGTGTACATCTACTACTCTATACTACGTTACTCTACACTACTCTACGTTAGTCTACACTACACTATATCATTATATATATATCATTATCATTTTGTGACCAGAAACCGTGTAGTCTGGGGCGCCTCTTTTTGTCGCTCGGCGTATCAGGAGGGTAGCATACTAAAATCGGATTGCAACAGGTAACCCGCCTCAATTGTTGATAACTTTGAGCTCAAAGCTGTGGATAACCTGTTGATAACTAGTGTAACTACTTGTACTTACTACACTAATAATTATTTTATATAATTTGTATAATTATCATTGACACCGTGCATATATAGTGTATACTGTATTCATAGTAGCAATAACGCTACTGATTGTGAGCGAAGGAGATGAGCATGAACATCGACAACACACTAGACATAGCGCTAGTAGATACAGCAGTAGCTCTAGCACAAGCTGTAGAGCTAATAGCTGACGCAGAGCACGCGCGTAGAGCGCAGCTTGTAGCAGCAGCAGATGCGCTGCTAGCTAATTTGCGCGAGCTACAGAGGCGACAGAGTGAAGACCAGATAATGAGTATCTTACCCCGATAACCTACAGCCCCTCCCGAAGGAGGGGCTTATACAACAACAAACGAAAGGAGAGATGAGCATGAAAAGCTACTACAAAGTCGAAGAAGGCCGTGTCACTGACATCGACGGATCGGACATGCGCAATGAGATAGCAGCAGGGTACGACACTAACAGCATAGTGTATGTGTACGCTGATTCCGAGCGCGCGGCACTAGCGTTAAGTGCGGCTTATGATCGGGGTGTAGCACTACACTACACAGACTGTACAGAGACTGTAATCGATAGCGACGTAGATCTCACTGTATACGACGCGTATGATCGGGTGAGTGGCGTGATACGCGATGCTATCGAGATGGGTACATATAACTACGCTCAAAGTATCGATTTAGATCGCGCTCGAAGCTGGATAGATGGTAGCTACGTATCGCGTATTGATACAATACTAGCTGTATCGACTGCACAGCGTTATGACCTCGAGCAGTTCGTAATACTATTACTGCATACAATACGCGATACGTATCGAGCAGTAGCTTCACAAGACTAGCCTACAGCCCCCCCCGGGGGGGGCTTATAACAACAACAAGAGGAGAAACAGCATGAAAACACAACGACGTAAAGAAATACTGACGAACTTTAGTGCGTTTAACGGGTATGGTTACAGAGTAATGTACGCAGCAGGTAGCAAGAAGGTAACGATACAGCGTAGATATCACAACGGATATTGGTACGACAGAAAGACTATAGATCTATACGAATATGAACAATGGCTTGATGCTACAGCTCACCGTCGCAGCAACCCGGCTCTACTAGCTAGATTGGCCGGCGACTAGCCTACAGCCCCCCCCAATTGGGGGGGGCTTATAACAACGGGAGAAAAAGGTATGCTAACGCACAAAAAGATGGAACGGATACTACACGTTGCAATGATGTTAATGATGTGTTGGCAGGGGTGATATTCGGCTTGGGTGAGGTACTCATTCAAGCGCTCGAGTATGACGACTGTTGTGTAACGATTAACTGACGACTACAGCAGGATGCTACGGCATCTTGCGATAGTCAGCACTTTCGCTGACAACAAGAGGAGACACGCATGGACACAACGATAGATCGAGCGGTGGAAGGCGGGTACAGGTATGCCGCGGTCGAACGAGACAACCGGACAATTGCAATCAGAGTGCGTTGGTTAGATAGCGGAGTGTGGTTTACGGTTGCGCAAATGATGTCGGACGATTATCGCATTGCGCAAGATGCTGGCATCTCTTTGCGTAAATTGGTGCAAATAGCTTTAGACTAGTAACTAGACGGCAGGTCTCGCGCAGGTGAGGCCTGCCGTTTAACAACAACAAAAGGAGACACGCATGGACACAAACAAATGGTTAGAATTAGCAAAAAGTACGGATCCCGGACGGTATGGGCTGACTGGTGGTTGGCGATATGAAGATCGGCTGTATTACTGCGACGGTTACCGCATTCACTATCAGGTCGGTCTCGCGCAGGTGGAGAATAGGGTATCGACTATCGGGTTAGACGCTAGTGCGATGCCCAGTTTTGACAAAGTTATACCCGTCGAAACTGATTTAATCGGCGAACTTACGCGCGAAGATCGGAAGGTATTAGCTAAATGGCTCAAGGCGATTAATTCGGCTCATAGCAAAGCTCAAGTACAGGTTGAATCGGACGGCCATGGTATTACGTTCCGCGTAAATACGGTACAAGGCTATGTAACCTCGCAAGTAAGTATCAGAGTCGGCGGAAGCGCCACACCCGGAAAGCAGTTTAAATGGGCCTTCACGCTCAAATACCTGCTCGATGCTTTATTGCTGGACTTTTACTGTATTACGGAGCTCCGTAGCGGTAACAATGGTAGCTATGGCGTTCTCCAGCTTAGAACTGCGGACTGTATCGCGGTTCTGATGCCGGTTAAGCTTGACCAGTAACTAGCTGGCAGGTCTCGCGTAGGTGAGACCTGCCATTTAACACAACAGAAGGAGAAGGTATGGGATGGTTAGGTGAGGTAATCATATTTCATCAAGCAGTACGTTCGGCTCAAAGGATCTACACAAAACCGGTTGAGATTGTGCCAGGTTGCTGGTTGTACTCTGGGGAGGACGCTTCCAAAGAGGTTGAAGTTGACACTCTAAGCTGGTGGCTTAAGGAAGACAATGTTTGGGAGAAATACGTTGGATGATAGTTGTACAATGTTTCTGTTTCGTATATTAGTAGGCAAGTCTCGCGCAGGTGACTGGCGTGGACGCAACAAAAAGGAGAAAATAGCATGACTAAAGAACTAATTGTAAACAACGTCGATATTGGCGTGATTGATACACTACGGAATACAATAGCAAGGGATCTCAATGATTCTGAATTTAAGCTGTTCTGTGAGATAGTAAAGGCCACCAACCTGAATCCCATTACGAAAGAGATATGGGCGATTAAAACTCGCGCGGGTCTTCAAATCATGACGGGGATCAATGGGTTTCTGCGGATAGCTAACTCACACCCACAATTTGACGGCATCGAAACGGAAGCCCAATGGGATGGCGGTAAATTAGTGGCCGTTACTTGCAAAGTACACCGAAAAGACCGTCGTTACCCTGCTACAGCAACGGCCTACCTGCGCGAATACGTTAAGCCGAGCCCAATATGGCAACAGATGCCGTCGGTGATGCTGACCAAGTGCGCCAAGAGTCTCGCGATCAGAGAGGCGTTTATACAGCAGCTTGGTGGGCTTTACACGGCTGAAGAGATGCCATCTGAGTTCTCGGCTCACCATGCCGTTGGAAGCGCTCCAGCGGCTACTGTGGCGCCTACAATCGAGCCTGTGGTAGCTCCTGCGGAACCTGAGCGCGTCGTCATAGTTACGGACGTTGACCCGGATAGCGATACCCTACCGCCTGGAGATGAGGTCGTTGAGATTCTAGGTGCGTCGTCCGCGCCCGTGTACTACTGCCTGGAAACGTGTCCTGGAGATAAGCTTGAAGCTTGTGAGGCTTACCTCACAAAACAGGGAGCTAAGAGGCTTACCGAGACCTATTGGAAAGCTCCTAGGCAGCTTGAGAAGCTCACCCAGTATATCGACCACGACTTTAAGCCATGACCAACACGCCTCAGTGGTTCCATCGAGTTACGCCTAACCGGCAACTGAAGACGGTTACTTACCGCATCGAGCTTGAG